TTGATGATGGTGTTCATAGAGGAGAAGATCTTGATGTCCAACAAATCTTCAATAACTTCACGGCGATTCGCTGCTGTCAATTGCATGAAAGGAACGAATGTGCTACTACCAAGAATTACGATTTGAGTAAATGATTTATAATTCATCTTCAGAACATTTTGTTCCAACCAAGTCTGCTGATCTTTAGCTGCAGATGCTTGATCCAAAAGATTATCGTTCCTATGAATCTCAAAGATATTTGGTTTAATCCCACGACGAACTTTCCAGTTAGTTCCACTAATAGAAAAATCAACCTCAACAACACAATCTCTCTCGTTTGTGGTGTTAGGTAGTTGTGGTTTATTAATTTTACGAAATGGTTTTCCAAACAGAGCAAAGGTCAATGCATCTAACACGGTGCTCTTTCCTGCACCATTACTACCGACAATTAGAGTAGTAGATGCATTTTGCAGATCAATTTCAGTAAATTGATTGCCTGTGCTTAAAAAGTTTTTCCAACGAATTTTTTCAAATAAAATCATGTGTTTCAGTTCTTGGAGGTATTACAATGTCATTTGGTGTGATCACCGTATATTCATATCCATGCGATTCGCAAATAGTTATCATCATCTCATCTTCTACTTCTATAACATGCATCTCAGGGTAATCCCCGTCTTCCTCTAACATCATAGCATATCTTGTCGCATCATCCTCATCTTCAAAAAGATAGAGGATTTGATCTCCCTCATCATTTTTAACAGAGTATGCTCCTTCATCCTCCCTTCCTAGTTTTGTTAAAATATACATTAGATCATCTCACATGCTTCCTGATATACTTCTTGAACTATTCGTTGGATAACGGTTTTTTCAAGGTTTATCTCAGACTCTTCAATATATCTATTCAAGATAGAAAGAGTATCTTCTGACTCAAATGCTTCAAATTCTTCACTCTCTTGGAACTGAAAATTTTCAACAACCTTTAGTTCAAATACACCAGAGGCATAAAGTTTGTCAATAAACTTTTCAAACTTCTTAAGGTTAGACTTCTTACGAACAATGACCTTTACAATTTTATTCTCATACTCACGAGTATCGAATGTTTGATAGTTTGTATCTTCATAGTATATGTTATAGAACATCCTGTTAGGATTATTGATATACTCCCACTTTAAAGTGTCGGTATCGAACAGAACAAAACCACGTTTATCATTAGCATCATTCCAGAACATCTCATATGGATTGCCTAGGTAATAGATTTTTCCATTGTCACTCCGTGTATGATAGTGTCCTGAAAATACTTTGTCGAACTTGTCAAATAAGTCGCACTCCATACCATCCTCCATGACATGGCCACGATGCGCTCTGAATCCATTTAACTCAAGGTGCCCCATTGCACATACACTATTGGTGGTTTTAACAGATTTGACAGTCTCCTCATAGTTTTCTGCATTGATCCAGGGAATAAGTAATACTTTTAATTTATCTAGAAGAATTTCTGAACACTGAGAATATACTTCAACATTATCATACTCACGAAGCAGAAGATCAACTGCATTTACCTCATTAGTATTTTTATAATATGCCGTATGATTACCAACAATGGTATGAACTTTTACACCCATACTTTGCAATCTATCAAAATAGTTATTCTTAGCCCAAGACAATGCAGAAAAATCAATACCTTTTCTACTATCAAAGGTATCACCCATGTCTACAATTGTGGTGATACCTTCCGTTTGCAATGTTGGGAAGAAAATATCATCATAAAACTTCAGGAAGTAATCATGAAAGAGTTTTGAGTTTTTGCGAGCACCAAAGTGCTGATCGGTAATGATTGCAATTTTCATTTCTTCAACCTATCCATTGTACAAAACCAGTTCTCTCTCTTTCATTGCTAGGAGTTACGCTATGATATGTAAGATTTGCTTCTATATTAGATATGAAAACTCTATTATATGCTGGAATTATTTGATCCATTAATATAAAATCAACACTAGTTCTTTCATCAGGATTACAACCACCTACTGAGTCTGTATTTAATCTAATGTTGTTTGCCAAAAATTCCATCTTAGAATCTGTGGATTCACGGACCTTTGGAGTTGTATCAAAATTGCATTCATCTGGTCTCCATATTTGAAGTAATCCACCGTCAGATACTTTCCATTCTTTATTGAAATAACATATGCAAACTACTTTCCAGTCTATAGAATCAGTATGAATCCAGAATCCTTTAGCATGTGGTTTATGATAGCGAAGTTTTATTGTTGTTTCAGTTTCATCTTTATATTCTAGAGAAACTAATTTTTTAAGATAGTTACTCCATTGCTCTGAAAATAAAAAATCAAATCCATAATCCGATTCTTCCATGAACTTTACTGCACCATCGTATGGAAGTAATGTTCCATCGTCGGAATACATGTCCTGCTTTTCGCTAAAGTTTAAACGCTTATGTCTCCTAATCAATTCATCCAATTTATTTGTCCTGAAAAAATTATCAAGAACCAAATACTTTGCTTCAGGCTTTGCTGCCAAAGTTTGCTGAAGCAATCGTATATAACTTTCTTCAAGATAAATTGGATTAATCCATTTGGATAGCATAGAGAATTTCACAATCAAAAGCAGGTTTCTTTATTCTTCTAAAGTTTTATTATAAATTATAACTCTCTTTCCATCATGAGTG